TAGATAATGGAAACAATAACTTAGAGCGTATCCCGACAATGTCCCGACAGTGTCCCGATAGTGTAGGGATAAAGTCCGTTCTAATAGAAGAGAATAGAATAGAAGAGAATAGAGTAGAAGAGAGTAACGGCTCTGACGAGCCTACACCCTCAAGCACTAAGAAACCTAAAAGACAAACCCTAAAAAACTACATTGCAGAATGTAAGGAAATTGGTGTTGACCCAATACCGTTAGACTCAATCGCTTTTAGAAAGGCTGACACGATGGGGATACCTCACGACATTGTCGATGTCTGCTGGTTTAAATTCAAAGACTACTGGATAGAGAACAAAAAGCGGTCGGTTAAATCTGATTGGGTTTTAACTTTTAGTAATTGCCTTGAGGGTAACGGATACGATTGTTACGCGCAAAACCAAAATGGTGAGTTTTACTTAACCACCAAAGGCAAGAACGCGCAGAAACTCATGGTGGCTGAAAATGGATAACTTCAACCTACCACCACAGGCGCTAGAGGCCGAACATTCCGCACTAGGCGCATTGATGCTAAATGCGAAGGACACCGATGACGCAATTAGCCTTTTGTCCGGTGATGATTTTTACCAACATTCTCACCAGTTGATTTTTAACGCTATCCAGAAACTACACAGATCGGATAAGCCAGTTGATGTAATCGTTGTCTCTGAGCAGTTAGACAGCGAAGGCAGTTTAGAAAATGCGGGTGGCATGGCGTACTTGGGAACGATAACCAAGAACACACCGAACACTAACAACCTTTTGGCATACGCGAAGATCATCAAAGAAAAGTCTTTGCTCCGCAGAATCATCCAAGACGCGCAAGAGTTGATTGGAAGCGCTTACAACGCCTCAAGCGGCGAAGCTCAAAGCATTGTGGATATGGCTGACCGTAATGCAACAGCATTGATTGAAAACGCTACGACAGGCGGGGCGCAACACATATCAACATCGCTAACTGATGCGGTGAACGGTATCGAGGAACGCTGGAAGTCTGATGGAACGTGCGTGGGCGTACCGACTGGATTCAAGACGCTAGATGACAAGATTTTAGGGCTTGAGAATGGCGAGGTTTATGTAATCGCGGGTCGCCCTGGAATGGGTAAGACCGTTCTAGCGGTGAACATGGCTAAGAACATTGGTTTAAGCGGTGGTAAGTCTTTATTTATCTCGCTTGAAATGCCAGTGATGCAATTAGTTAATCGGTTGTTTTCTAGCTTTGGAATTAACCATGACGTTATCCGTAGCGGCAAGCTCCACAACGATGATTGGTCTAAGTTGACTAACGCGACAGGACAGCTCATGGAGTCGGGGATTTTTGTTGATGACACGCCAGCACTGAGCGCGAACAGGATAGACGCAATCGCTCGAAAGCTATTCAAGAAAGAGGGCAAGATGCCGATTTTCTTAGATTACTTACAGATCATGGGGAGCGAGACACATGGAAACCGCTTTGAGGAGGTCACAGCATTTTCACAGAAACTAAAAGCCATAGCTAAACGTCATGGCGTTCCAGTGGTCTTACTTTCTCAGCTAAATCGGACATGTGAGAGCAGACAAGACAAGCGGCCTATTACGGCTGATTTGAGAGAGTCCGGCGCAATCGAGCAAGACGCATCGACCATTATGTTTCTCTATCGTGACGAAGTTTACACCAAAGAAAAGAGCGCGTTTAAGGGCGAGGCAGAGCTAATTATTACTAAGCAGAGAAACGGCGTTACAGGCGTTGTTCCTTTAGTTTTTAACGGCGCGTTCCAAAGGTTCGAGACCATGAACGAAATGCAAGATGCATCGTTTTGGAATAAGCGCACCACAAATGACCAGCATTTGAAGCGGGTCGGAGGTCTTAACTAATGTTCACATATACACAAAATTTAGAATTATTGAACACACCAAGTCTTGACGATGTAGTCCAAATGTTCTTAACACCATCTTTTGATTTAGACAGAGAGACAGCGTTCGAGAAAATAAACCCATTTCTACCAGTAGAAGAAATGATTGTGCTTGCTCGTGAATACAGGGTAACAGGTCTTAGAAAGGGTGAATTTTGCAGGCTTAAAGCTAAAGAGCTTGAGGCCGTTGGAATAATACGAGCGCCCGGCACGATTCAAAATGTTTTGCAGGCTTTTGTTCGATCAATCGAGGCTACGGAATGAGTGGCTTAATAATTTTGTGGATAGTTTGCTTTTTATTCGTGGTCTATCAAGTGGCGGCTGGATTTGGCTGTAAGTGGGTCGATCAAGTGGAATTTAGGATTAAGCAGATATTGGGAGGCTGGTAATGATTGGGCTAGGGCTTTTTTGCGTATGGCTTGCGGCTATTTACTTCGCCTCAGAGGTGGGAGCGTTTGACTTATGAACGATAAACGAAAGAGAGGCGCAGAGCATCCAAAGGCTAAACATTCTCAGGAGGTTGTAGAGAGTGTGGTTAGGCTTCACGAGATAGGCAAAACGCCTAAATGGATTAGCGAGACATTCAACTTGAACATAAACACAGTTAAGGACTGGATTTATCGCGGCGTGAGGGCTTACGCATGAACCGCGAAGAAACGATTACATCCAAGATGATGGAATACGGCGACCTAGTTTGCAGGCTGATTGAAAACGGATTTGATCCGCGAGATTTGCACACGCCAGATTCTGAGTGTATGCGGTTAAGCAACGAGATAGATGGGTTATTAGGGCAGAAGATGAATAATCAGCAAATAAGGCTAAGTGAGCTTACAGGCCAGCTAAACGAAATTATGGCGGCTGAGACTCACCAGACAGAGACAGCTAACCAAGATCGCGAAAGGCTGACAGCTAGAAAGGCTGAGGTTCAGAGAGAAATTAACGCGCTAGAGAAACAGCTACAAGAACAGCACGAAGCAAAACAGCAAGTGATGCTGGATAGGCTCGAATGCTCGAATGGAGGTTGTCCTGATGATTGATCTAATGTTTATCATAATTCTAGGCATGGCGGGAACAATGGCTTTGCATGTAGCGTTTAGCTTTCTTCGCCATAACGCAGATCTAACCGGGTTAATCGGTGCGGTGTTTGGGCTGATATGCGCGTCTAGTACGATCTATTGCGCTTGGTTGATCTATGGGGGTGGGCTGTGAGTAAACCGTGTACGTGCGGCGACAGAAAGACTTGCACTAGCACTTATAAGGTTCGTTTTGATGGTGCAATAAGTGTAGATGTTCATGGTCTTTATAGTTGCGGAAAAGTTAAGCGAGACATGAAGAAAACGCATGAGTTTTATTTAGCCCAAAAAAGACAGAGCGGGGGTGGGCTTTGAGTCTAAGTGCAGCGCAAAGGGGCGCGATACATCTACATTGTGAGCAATTATCTCAAGCCTTGATACGCGAAGGCGCAACGGTTCAGGAGTTACTATCAAAATCAGTTGAGCGAAATTGGACATTGCTGACAATCAAAGAGCTGTTGTGGAAGGACATAGCGCGTCGCGCTTATGGTGTGGATAGCACTGAGGATTTAAAACCTCAGCAGATAACGGATATTTACGACACAATTAATAAATTCACATCTACTCACTTTGGCGTTCACGTTCCATTCCCTAGCATGGAGAGTCTGGAGAACAAGCGGCAGGGCGGGGGTAATCTGTGAGCAAGATAAATTTGCTCGATTTATTTAGCGGCATAGGTGGCTTTGCTCAAGGATTAACGCAAGCGGGTTTTGAGATTGAAAACCACTATTTTAGCGAGATAGAAAAGCACCCAATAGCGATTTACAGAAACAAATTCAAAGAGGCGGAATATGCAGGGTCAGTTACAGATGTTCGCGGCGACAGATTGCCAAAAATTAACGCTATCACCTTCGGCTCACCTTGCCAGGATTTCAGCTTGGCTGGAAAGCGTGAAGGAATTGAGGGGGAGCGCAGCAGTCTTGTGCGGGAAGCAATACGGCTCATTGATGAGTGCCGACCAGACTTTTTTATCTGGGAGAATGTTAAAGGAGTGTTCAGCTCAAATGATGGCGCAGACTTTTGGGCAGTTATCCAAGCCCTTGCCGACATTGGGGGTTATAGACTTGAATGGCAATTGCTTAATACGGCATGGTTTCTACCCCAAAACAGGGAGAGAGTCTACCTTGTCGGAAGTCTTGGAAAGAGAAGTGGCCGAGAGGTATTTCCTCTCAAGCCGAAGCCTTGCGGGACTGATGAAGGGTCAGAGCAAGCCAGAAATATTAGAACGCTCACAGCCGGCGGAAACTCAGGCGGGATGCACTCAAGTATGACTCTGATACAGTCTTTTGGGCGCAACGAAAAGCAGAAAGTAAGAATTAAAAACAATCCAAAGCACTGCAACACTATTTTAAGTCACTACGCTAAAGACCCCTCTGAGAATATGATTCATGTTGCAGCGCAAAGAGGGCGAAACCCTGAAAGGCCCAGCGACAGAACAAAAGGCGCACCGATGCGTCAGACATTAGAGATTAACCACAACGGCACAACAAACACATTAACCAGCGTGGCTAAGGATAATTATGTGGTTGAGCCATATATTGAAAATGAAAATCTAAGCGGTCAAAGATTCAGAAACAGCTACGCAGGGACTCTGCGCGCCAACGCCAGCCATAATTACCAAACAGTAAACTCAATCCGCAGATTAACAGAGGTCGAGTGCGAACGGCTACAGGGCTTTAGCGATGGCTGGACAGAGTACGGCGATTATGAGGGCGTAATTAAGAAAGTACCCGCCACAGCGCGTTACAAGGCGTTAGGTAATGCTGTAACAGTTGATGTGGTGCAAGCAGTAGGTGAGGCGATTCTGGAGGCTACAGCATGACCATACGATGCAAAGTCTGCAACCAGATTAACGGCGACAAGTTCCAGAAAACGTGTAGTTACAAATGTCGAGGCATATACCTACAAAGCCCTGATGGAATCAGAGAGGTAGCAAAGACGTTAAGCAAGGTTAGAGCGGAGCGTAAGCGCACAAACAAGGCAAAGGCTAAGGGCTTACAGCACTACCTCAAACTAACGCAAACGGTGTTTAACAAGTACATCAGAGAGCGTGATAAGGGTCTGGGCTGTATCTCATGCGGCAAACACGCGCACATGATGGGCGGCTCAGGGTTGGGCGGTGTATTCGATGCGGGTCATTTTCGCTCAGTTGGATCAGCGCCAGAATTGAGGTTTGAGCCTAAAAATGTGAACGGACAGTGTAGAAGTTGTAACGGCTTCAAGGGTGGTATGCCGAAAGAGTACGCGCAGGGGATTGTTCAGCGATACGGACAGGAACGGCTTGATTGGTTGGAAGGACACCATGAGGCAAAGCATTACACGATTGATGATTTAGAGGAGATTAGGAAGCATTACGCACGACTAACGAGAGAGGTAGAGTTATGAAAGAGCGAGAATATCAAGGAAACGACACATTTAAAGCTAGATTAAAGTGCTTGGCCAATCTTTCGAGAAGTGATGATGAATGCAAGCCAATCGCAAAAAGCCTGCTTAAGTTTTACAGGACTCACGGATACTTAACGGACAAGCAGAGAGTCTTAGTAACTCAATTGAGTGAAAAAAAGAAGGCTAAATTTTCAACAAGAAAGCCAAGGTTTTTTGTCTATTCGATAACAGACGAAAAGCGGGTGAAGATAGGCATTAGCAAGGATGTTAAAAAACGATTAAGCCAGCTACAGACAGCAACGCCGCGAAAGCTAAGGGTGGTTGATTTTGTTGATGTTGGGGCAAATAAAAACAACGCTTGGGGCAAAGAAAGAAGGGCGCACACGTTTTTTTCTGATTTTAGAGTTGGTGGCGAATGGTTTGATCTTAGCCCTGACGTATTTTCTGGAGGGCTACTCAATAAGGTCTTAGGCAGGGAAGTGACCCATTTGGCCGATCATTTGGCCGATGTTTCAGGGGGTGAGTAATGGGTAAGACAATCGAAGCAGAGATACAGCCTAATGTAATTGTGCGCGGCAAAGGTCAAAGATTATCTAAGAGGGCAGACGCAACGCTTAAGGCGTGGGCCAGGCAATACAGGCGGTCGGACTTGCTAGAGATCAAGAAACTAACAGGCTCACCACATGGCGCACCGTCCAAACGTAGCGGGTTCAGCTTTGCGGAGGATGATGGTAATCGAATTACAGGCGTTATTGCATCTCTAAAACCGTTTAACTACCAATTTATACTTAGGCATTACATAAGCCGCATGGACTCAATGAGCGTCTTGTATGGCAAGCTAAGGCAGAATGATAGCGAGACAGACCGGCACTACAAAGCCAGAATAATGGCTAAATACATAGAGGCGTGCGGTGTATGTCGTCGGACGTATGACAGGCAATTAGCGAAGGCTCAAGATGAGTTTATAGCGAGGGGCGGGATATGATCAAAAAAACTTGCATTTATTTGTAAATAATGCTTGAACTGTATGTCCATCCAGTGTATAAAGGGCGCTAGGGTTGAGTATTGCGCCCACAGAACACAATAAGCCTCACTCATTAATTTTGGTGGGGCTTTTTTTATTCCATACCGGGATACAGGATAAACCCGCCACAACATCACCTATCAGGGGCTGGCAAAGCTACCACTTACGATATTGGGCGGGTAATTTACATTATGGAAAAGCTGACAGCAAAACAAGCGCGGTTTGTCTCTGAGTACATTATTGACTTTAACGCTACTCAGGCGGCTGTCAGGGCGGGGTATAGCGAAAAAACAGCGTATTCGATAGGCACTGAAAACCTGAGAAAACCTGAAATTGAAAAGGCTATCAAAAAACACCAAGACAAAGCCTCAAAGCGCAACGAGACTACGGTAGACACCATAGACGAAATGCACAAAGCGGCGTATAGGGTGGCAGAGGATCAAGGGCAACCCAGCGCAATGACTCAAGCGGCTCAGAACCTAGCTAAGTTGCATGGGTTGATTGTTGATAAGCAATATTTAAAAGCTGAGGGTGACTTAGCAATAAGCATTAATGGGAAGCTCGCAGACGTTTAGGTTAACCGACAAGCAAGATGAAGCACTAGGCGTATTAACTAGCCCAGCCAAGCATATTGCTATCGGTGGCGGCTCAAGATCCGGCAAGACATTCCTAATAATCTTGGCGATTATCACAAGGGCATTAAGGGCGGCGGGCAGTCGCCATGTGGTGTTCAGATTCAGGTTTAACGCTGTAAAGGCATCGGTTGTATTAGATACGCTGCCAAAGGTTATTAAGTGCGCTTATCCTGGTTTATGGGAGCGTTGCAGACTAGACAAGCAAGATTGGTTTCTAACATTGCCTAACGGTAGTGAGATTTGGTTCGCTGGCTTAGATGATAAGGAGCGATCAGAGAAAATTCTAGGCATGGAATTTGCCACGATCTACTACAACGAGTGCAGTCAGATACCATACGCATCTTACATATTGAGTAAGACGCGATTAGCTCAAAAGACTAGCTTAAAGAATAAGTTTTATTTCGACTTTAACCCACCATCAAAGCGGCATTGGACATATAGAACGTTTGTTGCAAAGGTTGATGTTGAGTCTAACAACTTACTAAACCAAGATGACTATGCTTATTTTCGGATTAACCCAGAAGATAACAAGCAGAACATTGATGAGGATTATCTAGAGACTTTGCGGAGTCTGCCAGAACGGTCACGCAAACGCTTCTTATACGGCGAGTTTGCAGACGATGACGAAAACGCTCTATGGCGTGATGACTTCTTACTTGGTTCTAGGCTGCTGGGGCGCATACAAGACGCTATACCAGACTTTAAGCGCGTAGTGGTAGCAGTAGACCCTAGCGGGTGTAGCGGCGATCAGGACACGCGCAGCGATGAGGTTGGGATTGTTGTCGTTGGTTTAGGTGTTGATGGCCATGGCTACTTAATCGAGGACTTATCAGGAAGGCATAGCCCTAACGAGTGGGGCAAGGTTGTTGGTAGTGCATACGACAGGCACCAGGCAGACGCGGTAATAGGTGAGTCCAATTACGGCGGCGGCATGGTTGAGCATGTAGTAAGGACAGCCAAGCCAAACATAAATTACAAAGAAGTGCGAGCCTCAAGGGGTAAGCACATTCGCGCAGAGCCAATAGCGGCGCTGTATGAGCAGGGCAAGATTCATCACGTTGGCTACTTCCCAGAATTAGAGGATCAGCTATTAGCGTTTAGTCGTGAGGGTTATCAAGGCGTTAAGTCGCCGGACAGAGCAGACGCAGCCATCTGGGGCTTTACAGAGCTGTTTGATGCAATGGTAGGCCACCAGTAAAACAAATTGACGTAGTTATTCCACAAGGGTATTCAGCATTCTGATGTTAGAACAATATAAAAAACAATTCGTTGACGACTTAGCGGCTTCGGAAGATGTGCGCGACATGGCGAACGAGGAATTTCGTTTTTGTTCGGTGTCGGGTGGTCAGTGGGAAGGGTGGCTAGAGGATTCTTATGAGAACAGAGCCAAGCCAGAGTTAAATCACGTTTCTGATTACGTTCGGCGGGCGATTTCAAGATGGAGAGCTAACCGTAGGATAGTTAATTTCTCGCCTGCTGACGAAGCGACAGACGAAAAGCAAGCTACTTTATTAGATGGCGTATTTAGACGAGATATGGAGCGCTCAGGCGGTCAGGACAGCGTAGATACGGCAGTTGATGAGATGCTTAGGTGTGGTTACGGTTGCATACTTCTCAATACGGAATATGAGGACGAAGGCGACCCTGATA